GACCCGGCAGAGATCGACCGCGAGGCGCCACGCGCCGCCGCGGCCGTCGCCGCCGCGTACGCCACGCTCGCCCCGGAGACGGCCCCGACGCCGCCACCGGCACCGGCGAAGTGTGGGTGTGGTGGGAAGTGCTCGGGCGGTATCTACCGACCCGACGGGCGGATCGAAATGCGGTGCGAGGCTGCGTGCCCGTGCGGGTGCAGGAAGCAGAACAGCCCCGCCCCTGTCCGCTGACCGGCTATGCCCGCGGGCTGCCGTCGCGCGGGGGCGGGGCCTTCTGCGCTCTCGTAGCATCGTGCATTTCACAGAGCTCCGCCGCGCCTCGTAGTGTCGCGTGCGTGTGGCCGTCACACGCATCACTCGCCACGAGGTAGCCATGTCCCGCCGCCAGCTTCTCCAGGACGAGGCCGCGAAGATCTCGACCGAGATCGAGAGCCTCCGCGCCCTCTCCCCTGCCACCGCCGAAGAGGCCGCGACGGTCGAGCAGCGCCTCGCCGACCTCGCCAGCCGTGCCGACGACATCGCCCCGAAGCTCGCCGCCGAGAACGCCCTCGACGCGAAGCTCCTGGCGCTCCGTCAGGGCATCACCAGCACCTCCGAGAGCCGCGCCGCCGTGAAGACCGGCGACGGTGACGAGGAGTCCGCGTCGCTGCCGATCTTCGGGTCGACCCGCGGCTTCCGCACCGCCGAGATCGCCGCGCGTGTCGGCACCTACCTCCGGGCACTCGTCACCGGCGAGATCCGGGCGATGGGCGAGACGACCCCGACCTACGACGCGAAGGGCGTCGAGTTCGTGCTCAAGGAGCTCTACGGGAACATCGTCAACCGGCTCTCCTACCAGTCGGTCGCCCTCCAGCTCGCCAGCGTCTACCGCCCGACCGGCCAGACGATCGCCCTGCCCAAGGTGGGCGAGATCACGGCCGCGTGGGTCGGTGAAGGCGTCGCCTCGACCGACCAGGACCTCTCTACCAGCTCGACCGACCTGACGCTCTCCGAGAGCCGCGTGTCGGTCCCGCTGTCGCGGTCGCTCCTTGAGGACAGCCCAATCGACATCGCCGGCGTTCTCGCCGAGCGGTTCGCTCTGGCCTACGCGAAGTTCATCGACTCCAACTGGCTCTCCGGCAACGGCTCGGCTCCGGCAATCACCGGCCTCGCGGCCTCGGTGGCGGCCGGGAACACCGTGACCGTCGCCGCCGCTTCGTCCACGACCGCGGCGAACCTCGCCGATGTCATGGGCAAGATCGACGAGACGGTCATGAACACCGCGTGGGTGGTGTCCAAGGCCGGCTGGGCCGACTTCGTGAAGATCTGGCAGGCCCAGCAGACGACCACCGTCGTCGGCGGCGGCCGTGTCGTCCCGACGGTGCACGGCGTCCCGGTCTACCTCGTGAAGGGGCTGCCCGCGACGACGCTCGGCATCTACGGCGACTTCTCGATGTCCTCGGCCGTCGCCGTCAAGGCGAGCGGCCTGGAGATCGAGGTCGCCCGCGAGCTGCTGATCCGCAACCGGCAGGTCCTCTACGTCGGCAACATGCGGATCGGCATCGCCAACCTCGATGCCCAGTTCTGCGGCCGTCTCGCCAAGGCCGCGAGCTGACCAGAGTCCTCCCCGCCGTGAGGCCGGCGGGCGGTGCACCCTCCACCGCCCGCCGGCCGCCCTCGTTTCATCACCCCGCGAGGTTGTGCCATGCGGTTTCCGCGGCCCCGGTCGGTCGTGCTGCTCACGCCGCCTGTGGTCGAGCCGGTGCCGCTCGACCTCGCGAAGAGCCAATGCGGGCTGGTCCCTGAGCAACAGGACGACGACGAGATCCTGCTCGCTCTGATCGCCACGGCCCGCCGGCTGTGCGAGCGGCGCCTCGGGATGTCGCTCGTGGCGACGCAGTACCGGGCCCGTTGGGGCTTCGCGGCCAACGCCCCCGGGGCGTACGCCGACGAGTCGACACGCTGGCCGATCGGCGTCGAGCTGCCGAATCCGCCGCTTCTCGTGTCGGAGGCGTTCCCGCTGTCGATCACGGTCGACGGCGTGGCGATGACGGCCGGGCAGTACGCCGTCGATTCGGACTGCCGGCCGGCGCTGATCCGCTTCAACGTGCAGCCGGGCTTCGGGTGGTCCGGTGGCGAGCTGTCGGTGACGTACTGGGCCGGCGTCGCGCCCGGGGCGCGGATCGCCCCGCAGATCGTCTCGGCGATGCTCCTGATCGTCCGGCACCTCTACGACAACCGCTCGGCGGTGCCGACGGACATCAGTGCCATCGTCCTTCCGATGGCCGTCGAGACGCTCCTCGCGAGCGAGTCGATCGACGGGAGGTACTGATGGCGACCGTCAACTACCGCGAGTCCGGGGTGATCGAGTACCCGGTCGAGACGCGGAACGCCCTCGGCGAGACGATTCAGACCTGGGCGACGTTCGCCCGGTGCCGGGCGGTCGTCCGTGAGGCGAGCTACTCCGAGCAGCAGCGGCGGCAACAGGTCGGCGGGACGATCTCGCACACCGTCCTCCTCCGATACGTGCCGGGAGTCACAGGGAAGATGCGGTTCCGGTGGACGAGCCGCGACGACCGGCTGCTCTACATCTCGTCCGTGGTCGAACAGGGCTCCCGTGACGAGCTCGAGCTCGGCTGCGAGGAGCAGGCGACGTGAGCGAGTTCACGCTCTCGATCAATGCCGACGCGATGACGGCCGACATCGCGGCCCTCATCGGCCGTTTCCGCGAGCTGCCGCGGCACATCGCCAAGAAGCACCTCCAGGCCGCGATGCGTCGCGCCCTGAAGCCTGGCGTGCCGATCCTGCGTCGCAACACGCCACCGATCGGAGTCCGCAGGGGCCGGAAGAAGGCCGGCGAGGTGCGGTCGACCGGGGCGTTGCGGAAGTCGGTCACGACCAGGGCAAAAGCCGTCCCGGGCCGCAGCGGGGCCGGAGTGGTGTACGGCGTCGTCGGGTATCGGCACGGGTGGGAGAGCCGGAAGGCGATCTGGCTGGAGTCCGGGACGCGCCGCGGAATCGCCCCGCGCCACATGGCGGCAAAGTCGATGGGCGAGATCCGCGGGCCGGCCGCGGCGACGCTCGTCCGCGAGATGGCCGTCGCTCTGGAGAAGGCCGCCGCCGAGCTGGCGTCCGGGAAGAACCCGACGCGCTCATACCGCTGATTTCACAGTGCCGGCCGATTTCCGCAGAACGGAAGCACCCAGGAGGACAGCCGTGGAACCGACGCTCGTGACGTTCGTGAAGCCGTGGGGGGCTTACGTGGCCGGCGACGCGATCTATGCCGACGCCGCCCTGGTGACCGAGCTGGCGAAGGCCGGCGTCATCCAGGCCGACAAGCCGAAGCCCAAGGGTGAGGGATGAGCAGCCCGGAGTCGTGGCTCAAGGCGACGATCGAGACCGCCGGCGCGTGCACGGCGTGGCCTCTCGTGCCGTCCGAGGGCTCCGCGCCTCCGTTCGTGGTCTACGCCCGCGACTCGACCGACCGGCCGCTCCAGACGAGCGGGCTCACCGGCTTCGCCGAGGGCATGTTCGGCCTCGAGGTGTACGCCGACGGGTACTCGCTCGTGCGTGCCGCGGCCGACGCGATCCGCGCCGCGCTCCACAATTTCACAGGCTCGGGCAGCGGTGCCACCATCGATCACGTCCACGTTTCCGACGAGAAGGACGGGTCGCCTGTGTTCCTCGACGGGCGTGACGTTCCCACCTTCGTCGTCGAGATGAACGTCTTCATCCGCTGGCAGGAGTAGCACCGATGCCCGTCTCGCCCGCCACGATCGACACGATTCAGGGGCTGACCTTCAGCTTCAACTCCGTCGAGTTCCGCGCGAAGAGCGTGAAGGTGAAGCGGACGGTCGAAGTCGAGGACGTTTCCGACTGCACCCTCGCCGCCAACGCCACCCGGAAGAAGCAGGTGAAGCCGCTCAAGCCCGGAGCGACGATCACCCTGGAATACTGGGGCAAGAACGCTCCGCAGCAGGATGCGTCGTATGCCCTCGCCTGCACCGCGCTCGGGCTCACTGGCGTGAACGCCATCTGCACCGACTTCGAGGAAGGCGGTGCGGCCGGCGAGTTCGTGACCGGCACGGCCACCTTCGAGGTCACCGGCTGACCGGAGGTGACGGATGCCGGTCGCTGACTCCCAGGGGCTCACCGCGTCGTTCGCCGGCGTCAGTCTCGGGCCCGTCTGGTCGTTCGACGACGAACACTCTGCCGGGGCCCCGTACGAGTTCACGCCGGCCGCTGCGACCGTCGTCGGAACGGGCCTCAACTCGCGAGTCGTGCGCCAGCTCAATTGGGCGACCGTCGAGAACGGGACGCTCTCGTTCCGGGTGTGGGGCAGCCCGATCTTCGTCGCGTCCGACATGGGGACTCGAGGGACGCTGGCGTTCAGCGTCGGCGGTGTGTCCGTCTCTCGCACGGCCGCGATCACGAAGTCGCAGCGGGCCGGCGAGCGTGGCGGGCTCGTCCAGACCGCCTACTCGTTCACTTTCACCGGGGAGGACTGATGGCACTGACCACGACCGACGCGATCCTGGCGATGGCTGCCAGGAAGCCGCCGCAGAAGCTGCACCTCAAGGCGCTCGGGCAGGATGTCTACCTCCTCGACCCGACGGCCGACACGCGCGACGAACTCGACCTCTGGCTCCAGAAGGCCAACGGGAACCACGTCGGCATGCGTGGCGTGATCGCGGCCCTGCTGCTGTGCGACGCCGACGGGAAGCGGCTCTTCACGCTCGAGGACGCCCCGCGGCTCGGGCAGATGAGCCCGGCGGCGCTGCAGCCGATCTTCGATGTCGGCACGAAGCTCCTGGCGGTGAGTGACAAGGAGCAAAAGGAACTGGAGGGAAACTCCGACGCCAGCCGCTGAGGCTCTTCCTCTACCGGCTGGCGGCCCAGCACCGCGTGCTCGATGTCGAGGCGCTGGCGAAGGTGATCCCTCTCCGGGTGCTGAAAGGGTGGATGGCGTACTGGTCCGTCGAGCCGTTCGGCGACGAGTGGGCGAGGACCGGCAAGCTGGCGGCGGTGGTGGCGAAAGCGATGGGGTCGGATGTCGACCCAGAGTTCGAGGAGAAGTTCCTGCCGAGCTACCGCGTCCCCGTCCAGACCGAGGCGGACATGATCGCCGAGCTGCGGAAGATCCCGGGATTCGCGGAGCAGCTCGCAGAAAAGGGGCTCTGACATGGCGTCGACGATCGGCAAGGTGGCGGCCGTCTTCACGGCCTCGACTTCCGGGCTCACGGCCGGAATGCGTTCGGCCGGCGCGTCGATGAAGTCCCTGTCGGCCGATGTCGCGGCCCTCCGGTCGAACATGCGGACGCTCACGGCGATCGCCGGGGCCCAGCTCTTCACCCAGGTCGCCGGCGGGGCGCTGAGTGCGGCTCGGTCGATGATCGACATGGGGCAGGCCGCGGCCGACACGATCGACTCAACCAGCAAGCTTTCGGCCAGGCTCGGGATGACCTACGGCGAGCTCTCCGGCCTGGCCTACGCCGGCAGTCTCGCGGATGTCTCGATGGAGACGCTCGGCAAGGCGGCGACGAAGGCCGACATCGCCTTCGTGAAGGCTTCCCAGGGCTCTGCGATCGCCCGTGCGGCCTTCGACGGGATCGGGCTGTCCGTCGACGCCCTCCAGGGCAAGACGCCGGCGGAACGATTCCAGGCGATCGCGGACGCCATCGGCGGGCTGCCGTCGGAGGCCGAGCGGGCGGCGGCGTCGGTGCGGCTCTTCGGCAAGGCCGGGACGGACCTCCTCCCGCTTTTCGCCGGCGGGGCCGGAGCGATCGGCGAGGCCACCGCGGAGGCCCAGGCGTTCGGACTGGCCCTCACCAACGCCCAGGGCCAGGACGTGGAGGCGATGAACGACGCCTTCACGCGGGCCGGGGCCGCGATTCAGGGCATCGTGACGCAGGTGACCGCGTACCTCGCCCCGTCGATCAAGGGAGTGGCCGACACGTTCACGCAGCTCGTCGGCGACGCCGGCGGGGCAACGATCGGCCAGCGGATCGGCGACGGCATCCTCGAGGGGGCCCGGTTCCTCGCCGGCATCGGCGACTTCCTGATCACCAATCTCGGCGGCGTCTTCGAGTACCTGTCGGGCGTCGGCGAGCAGTGGAACAGCATCGTCGACTTCTTCAACCGCGCCGGGGCGTTCCTCTCGGGCGTCTTCAACGCCGCGCAGGCCGGGCTCGGGCTGATCGTCCTCGGATTCTCCGGGTCGTTCGAGAAGCTCGCCACGATCGCCCAGAGCATCGGGAAGTACCTCGGCTTCGACACGAAGTCCATCGACTCGATCGCCGCCGGCTCCAAGGCGTTCAACGACGAGATCGCCAACGGCATTGAGGCCAACATGGCGAAGGCCGCCGAGGACTTCGGCCGGGCCCTCGGTGACGGAGGCAATCAGAACAGCGCAGGGGCTGCCATCGCCGGCCCGCTGACGACGGCCCTCGACGAAGCGATCGCGAAGGCGAAGGCGTCGGCCGCGGTCGTCGACCAGGCGAAGGCCCAGGACATCACCGCCGCCGTCCAGCCGCCGGCCAAGTCGAATGCGGCCCTTACGGCCGTCGACAGCCGGTCGAAGGAGGGCATCGCCGAGATGTTCCGCCTGATGCGTGGCGACACGCAGGACATTCAGGCGCAGCAGCTCGCTGTACAGGAGCGGATCGCCGACGGGATCGAAGAACTCGGCGACAGCGAGCTCGAGGTCCTGAGCATGGGGTACTGACATGGGGATCGTCACGGCCGTCCGTCGTCCGCAGAAGCGCACCGCCTCCGGCAAGGTCGGCGAGCCCAACATCCTCGTCGAGGTGTGGGACGTTCGCACCGACTCGCTCACCGAGTCTGTCATCTCGATCGTGACGGCCCCGGGCATCGGGTACGGCACCGCTCACCCCGACATGGCCGACCACGAGGCGATGGAGTGGGATCTCGGGGCAGCCGACGACTCGGGCCTCTGGTGGGCCGTGTCGATCCGCTACTACGTCCCGCCGCCCGGGAAGATCATCGACACCGGCACCGGCCTTCCGTCCCCCGCATGGGCCGCCAGCGGCGGCACGCACACCGTCCCGGCCTACAAGGACAAGGACGGGGCGATCATGAAGAACTCCGCGGGCGATCCGCTGGAGGGCATGGAGGCGGAGGCGAACGAGTTCGGCTGGACGCTGACGAAGTGCTACCCGCTCTCGGCGTCACCGGCGTGGGATGTGGTCGTTCGGTCGGTCGCGAACAAGGTGAACTCCGACACGTGGTCCGGGCAGGCCGCCCGCACGTGGAAGTGCTCATTCGAGGGTGCCCAGAAAAAGACGATCGTCACGCAGTCTGGGTCGACGCAGACCGCCGTGCAGTACTGGGAGGTCGTCTTCAAGTTCCGCTTCCGCGAGGAGACGTGGGATCTCGCCCCGTGGGACATCGGCTTCAACCAGAAGGTCGACTCCAGCGGCACGCCAAGCACGAGCGGAACGGAGCGGGCGACGATCCTCGGGAAGGACGCTCGGCCGGTAAAGCAGCCCGTCGCACTCTCCAGCGGAATCGCGCTCTCGCCGGGCTCGTCGCCGGTCGCCCTGTCGTTCCGCCACTACAAGGAAACGGCATTCACCAGCGTCTTCGGGGTGCCCTCATGAAGGCCGTCGGGGCGAAGGGAACCGTCTTCGATCCAGCCGCCGCCCGGCGGATCGTCCAGGCCGTGCACGCCGTGGAGAACGGCGGCATGTCGCCGCGGCCCCCGCGCGTCACCAGCGCCGGCGACGACTCCGACGCTGTCCTCTGCAAGACGACCGCCTCCTGGTCGAAGGGCTCGTCAGCCACGCTCCAGGTGTGGGCCGGGCAGCCGGGGAGCGAGACGAACACCGGGACGACGCTGGTGGCCTACAACCGATACGCGACCATCGCGTCGGGGAAGTGGTGCACGGTCATGCTGCACCGGCATGGGTATTACTACGTCATCGCTGCGGAGTGCTCGTGATGCTGATCCCTGGGTGTCCGTGCTGCGGGACGACACCGTGCTGGGACGGCGAGACATTCAGCACAGGCTCGACGCAGGCCAGCAGTACCGGATACCTCGGTGGCGGATTTGTCACGCCGTCCGGCGGGCTCACGCTCACGTCGGTCACGATCTACCAGAGCGGCGGCCTCGGCGAGCCCCTGACATACAGCCCGCCTCCGAATCCACAACCAACAAACGCGCCTCGGCTCCGCATCCTGAACGACGATTCCGGCGTGCCCAACTCCTCGTCGGTCGTGGCGACGCTGACGCGACCGACCGATTGGACGACTGACGAGTGGGTATGGACTCACGCCGGACTGTCCCTCACCGGCAGCACGACCTACTGGGTCGAACTGTCTAGCCCGGGGACGCAGACGATGCGATGGAAGTGGGACGGCTACCCATTCGCCGAAGGGCCGACCGACGAGTGCTACTACCTCCGGTCGACGAGCACCAACTCCGGCACGACGTGGAGTTCGGGCACCGACACCATCCGATTCCTCTTCGACCTCAACTGACATGCGACCAGGCGTCGGCGGACAACTCGAAGCGTGCGGCCCCGGGTGCCAACTGAAGCGGACGTTGGCCTGGTGGGGCATCCGCGACAACGGCACCTGCGGGTGCGACGAGTTCGCCGCCCGCATGGACGCCTGGGGCCCGGCCGAATGCTGGGCCCGCCTCGAGGAGATCGTCGCCCACCTGGCCGACGCTGCCGCGAAGCGGGGCCTGCCGTTCCTCGCCACCGCCGCCCGGATCGCCGTGGCCCGTGCCATCACCGCCGCCGAGAAGGAGGTCGCCAATGGCAAGGAAGCCTCCCCGCAAGCCGGGGCAGACGTGGCCGGGCCTCGATGACCCGAGCCCGTTCGACACCGACGAGGCCGAAGAGCAGCCGATCGAGTTCCTGAAGCGCTCCAAGGAGGGCAGCCATGCCGAAGGGAAAGCCAGGCGGCGACGCGATCACGGAGATCGTCCGCAGCGTCGTCGCAAGCCATCCTGACGCCCCGGCACGGACGCTCGCCCGGCGGATCGTCGCGGAGACCGGCGGGGCGATCACGCTTGAGCAGGCCCGCTCCCGCGTGCGTTCCGTCCTGGGCGTGATCGGCGTGAAGCACCGCAAGAAGGACCGCGACATCGGCCTGCGGCGGGCCCCGCGTCAGGCCGGCGCCGTCGCCGAGCTGCCGCCGTCGAAGGCCGACCCGTGGCTGCCGTTCGACCTCGGAGTCGTCGGCAAAGTCGGCGTCCTCTCCGACATCCACGTGCCGTACCACGACGAGCAGGCCCTCCGGGCCGCGGTCGCCCACCTCCAGGAGGAGGAGATCGACTGCCTGCTGCTGAACGGCGATTGGGCAGACTTCTACTCCATCTCGCGGCACGAGAAAAACCCGAAGCATCGTGACTTCCGCGGCGAGCTCGTCGCCGTCCGGCAGTTCCTCTCGTGGATTCGCCAAGAGTTCCCCGGCATCCGCATCGTCGCGAAGCTGGGCAATCACGAGGAGCGATGGGAGCGGTGGCTCTGGGAGCACGCCCCGGAGGTGAGCGACGACCCCATCATGGGGATCGACAACTGGCTCGGGATGCCGAAGCACGACATCGAGCTCGTGGGCGACAAGCGGGTGATCCTCGCCGGGGCCCTGCCTATCCTCCACGGCCACGAGCTGCCGTACGGGATGACCTCGCCGGTCAATCCGGCCCGGGGAGCGTTCCTGCGGACGAAGCACACGCTCCTCATGGGGCACCTCCACCGCACGAGCGGCCACTGCGAGCCGAACATGTGGCACCATGAGGTGTTCTGCTGGTCGAGCGGGTGCCTTTGTGATCTCCGGCCCGCCTACGCCCGCATGAACTCGTGGAACCACGGCTTCGCCCTGGTCGTCGTCCACGAGGGCGGCGAGTTCGACGTGCAGAACTTCCGCGTCCAGGCCGGGAAGGTGAGGCTGTCGTGATCGCTTTCCTGTCGCTCCCGGAGGAGTACCTTCGGGAAGCCGAGCAGCGAGCCCGCCGATTCTCCGGTGCCTACACCGGCACGAGCGGCACGCTCGCCGCCGACGTTCTTCGCCTGCTGGGAATGATCAGGAGGATGCCCCCGATGTGTGCCGACGCCGAGTTCCGCTCCGAGGCCCCGTCCGCGGCCGTCACGCTCCTCGAGGAGGCCCGGGCCGCGGTGATCGACCGACACGGGAAGTACGGGCCCCCGAAAGAGCACTTCGCCCGGACGGTCGGCATGGTCAACGCGGCATTCTCCGAGGTGCTGCGGAGGCCGCTGACGCCGGCCGACTGGGCGCTGATCATGGTCCTCGACAAGGTGGCCCGGCACATGGGGACGGCGAAGACGACCGACACGCCGATCGACCTGGCCGGCTACGCGGCGTGCCTCGCGGAATGCGAGGCGGGTTAGGCGGCGGGGCGGTCTGGACCAATGTCGTCCGGGACGAACGTCGCCTCCTCATCCCCGAGATCGAGCCGCGGCAGCAGATCGACGGCCGACTGCCGCGGCCGGGCGATGGACGGGTCGAGGTAGTGCATTCGCGTCGTCCGGGGATTGTCGTGCGTGAGCAGCTCCTGCGCAGAGCCGCCGGCCGCGGCCATGTAGCTTGCCGCCGATCGGCGAAGGCCGTGGAAGCCCCGCCCCTTCACCTCGCAGATCACGCAGAGCTTCCCCAGCTCGTGCCAGAGCATCGTCTCGTGGCGGTCCCACGGGAACACGAGCCGCTGCCCGTAGCCCCGCAGCTCCCGCAGCCATCCGGCCAGCTCGGCCGAGATCTCCCGCCGGTTGTCGGCGGCGGCGCCCTTCCGGTGTTC